AGAGCTGACCGCCGAAGAGCCCGCCGAAGAGCCCACCGCCAAACAGACCGCCGCCAAGCAGACCGCCGCCCCGGCCCCGAAGAAGAAAGCTGCCGCCAGGAAATGAGGTGATGGCAATGGTCTATGCACAACTGCAGGACGTGGAGGCAGGCTTCCGCATCCTGTCGGATGAAGAGCGCAGCCGCTGCACCGCCCTGCTGAGCGAGGCGGCGATTATCATCGACAACTACAACGCCGATGCCGATCCTGAATGCAAGCTGCTGGTATCCTGCCGGATGGTGCGCCGCCAGTTGGGCGAGGACGGCAGCGGGGACGCTGTCACCTTCCCCATGGGCGCAACGCAGGGCACCGCCACGGCGCTGGGCTACAGCCAAAGCTGGACCATGAGCGGCGGCTCTACCGGCGAGCTGTACCTTTCCAAGCTGGAAAAAAAGCTGCTGGGCGTGGGCAGCAGGCTGGGCGCACACAGCCCGCTGGAGGACTTATGCTGAAGGGTATCGACATCATCCTGTACGAAAAGACCAAGACCGGCGAGGACGCTTTCCACGCGCCGACCTACACTGAAACACCAGTCACTGTACACAACGTGCTGGTGGGCGAACCGGCTACGGAGGACATCGTCAACGATCTACAGCTTTACGGCAGGCGGCTGGCCTATACGCTGGCCATGCCCAAGGGCGACGCACACGATTGGCACAACGTGACGGTGGAATTCTGGGGCCAGAAATTCCGCACCTACGGCGATGTGGTGCAGGGCATTGAGAACCTGATCCCGCTGTGCTGGAACAAGAAAGTCAAGGTGGAGCGGTATGAGTAACGTCAAGATCGTGCTGAACCGCGCCGGGGTGCGGGAACTGCTCCGTTCCCCCGAAATGGCCGCCATGCTCAAAGAGCGGGCGGATTCCATCAAGGACAGCCTGCCGGACGGCTATGTCTCCCGTATAATGCCCACCCGCGCTATTGCCATTGTGGAAACCGCCACGGAAGAAGCCTATGCCGATAACCTCCATCACAACACCCTGCTAAAGAAGGTGCACGAATGATTGAAACCGAGGTGCTGAATGTACTGACCGCCGCCCTTGCCCCGGTGCTGGTATCCATGGAGGTTCCCTCCCCCATGCCCGGCACCTTTGTTGTGTTGGAAAAAACCGGTACATCCCGCACGGACCAAATTACCACTTCCACCTTCGCCGTGCAGAGCTGGGCCCCTACCATGCTGGATGCCGCCCAGCTCAATGAACAGGCCAAAGCCGCCATGGATGCCCTGCCCGCCCGGCAGGGCATTGGTTCGGCCCGCCTGGAAAACGACTATAACTTTACCGATACCGCCACGCACCGATACCGCTATCAGGCAGTGTACCGCGTTGTGCATGGCACAATTTGAAAGGAGAACCTCTATGCAGAATGCCGCCTTAGTCGGCGTGGCAAAGCCTGCAGCCGGCGGTGCCGTGTACCGTGCGCCGCTGGGCACTGCGCTGCCCACCTCCACCGATGCAGAGCTGAACGAAGCGTTCAAGTCGTTGGGTTACATCAGCGATGCCGGCTTGACAAACTCTAACTCCCCCAAAACCGAACAGGTCAAAGCCTGGGGTGGAGATACCGTTAAAACCATCCAGAAAGAAAAGCCGGATACCTTCAAGTTTACCCTGATCGAAGCGCTGAACGAGGAAGTTCTCAAATCTTCCTATGGTTCGGACAATGTTTCTGGTACCGTCGCAGCCGGGCTGACCGTCAAAGCCAGCAGCCGTGAGATTCCCAACAGCGCATGGGTGGTGGATACCATCGTCAACAATGCCAACAAACGCATTGTCATCCCCGATGCCGGTATTTCCGAAATGGAAGATATCGTTTATTCGGACAGCAAGGCCCTGGGCTATGGCATTACCCTGACCGCCGTTCCGGACACCAGCGGCAACACCCACTATGAATACATCAAGGAGGCCTGACCATGCTGAAAGGCACAACCCGATCCGGCTTTGCATTTGAAATCCCGGATGCCCGCTGCCGCAATATGGAGCTGGTAGATGCTCTGGCTGCCGTGGATCACGGCAACCTGAACGAGCTGCCCACCGCGCTGGATCTGCTGCTTGACAAGCCGCAGAAAAAAGCCCTGTACGACCATCTGCGCGCTGCTGACGGCACGGTGCCGATTGAAGCCGTGATTGCCGAACTGAGCGATATTTTTAAGGCAAACCAAGAAGGAAAAAACTCCTCATCCTCGCCGGAATGATTGCAGACGGCGAGGATGAATTGATTTGTGACCTGGCCGAAACCTACCAGATCCTGCATTACCGTACCATTGCGCTGCCCCTGCTGGCCACCCTGGCAGCGGGCCTGCGTGAAGATTCCCGCATCTGCAAGAAGCAGTCCGGCGTAAAGACCGATACCGGCACCCTTTTGCTGGGGGCTGCCGTTGACCGCCTAACTGCCCTGTGCAGCGGCTTTGGGGATGGCAGCCTGCCAACCCCTGTTATGGATGCCCTGACCGGCAGAGCAGCGCCACCAAACAAGGTACAATCCTTTGCCAGCGGCGCTGCGTTTGATGTGGCCTGGCACAAAAACAACGGGGAGGCGAACTGATGGCAACCGAACTTGCAAAAGCCTATGTGGGAATTATTCCATCTGCCGAAGGCATTACCGGCAACCTTGCAAAAGTGCTGGAACCGGAAGCCGAAAGCGCCGGTGAAAAATCCGGCGCATCTTTGGGCGGCCGCCTTGTCAGCACCCTGAAAGGTGTTATGGCAACCGCTGCCCTGGGTAAGGCCCTGACCGATACCCTGACGGAAGGCGGCGCGCTGGAGCAGAGCCTGGGCGGTGTGGAAACCCTGTTCAAGGATAACGCCGACACCGTCAAGGCTTATGCGCAGAATGCATGGCAGACGGCGGGGCTTTCGGCCAACGACTACATGGAAACCGTGACCGGGTTTTCGGCCAGCCTGCTGCAGGGCCTGGGCGGCGATACCGCAACAGCCGCCGAGGTTGCCAACATGGCCCTGACTGATATGTCGGACAACGCCAACAAGATGGGCACCAACATGCAGGATATCCAGAACGCCTATCAGGGGTTTGCCAAGCAGAATTATACGATGTTGGACAACCTCAAACTTGGTTACGGTGGCACCAAAACCGAGATGCAGCGATTGCTGGCGGACGCACAAAAGATCACCGGCGTCAAGTACGACCTGGACAGCCTGGCCGATGTGTACACCGCCATCCATGTGATTCAGGGCGGTGTGGACGAACTGAACGGTGGCCTGGGCGATGTGAACAAGGGTCTTGGCATTACCGGCACTACCGCGATGGAAGCATACACCACGCTGGCCGGTTCCCTTGCAGCTATGCAGGCCAGTTTCAAAAACGTACTGGGCGCGCTGACCCTTGGGCAGGACCTGCAGCCGTCCCTGGACGCACTGGCCCAGTCGGTGGTCACATTCCTGACCGGGAACCTGCTGCCGGATATCTGGAACATTCTGTCCGCCCTGCCTGGCGCGCTGGTGACCTTTATCCAGGCCCTTGCCCAGACTCTGCTGGACGGATTTGGCACTTCATTTTCCGGCGGATTCCCCCAAATCATTGAAAACGGCGCTGCTCTTGTCAGCAATCTGGTGCAGGGCATTACCGCAAACGCCGGGCAGATGATGGAATCTGCGTCTGTATCACTGAGCGCATTCCTTGCACAGGTCGTGGCAGATCTGCCGCAGATCATCACATCAGGCGGACAGATGCTGCTCAGCCTTGTGCAGGGCCTGCTTGCCATGTTGCCTTCCATCATCCGCAGTGCGGCCACCGTAATTGCCACCCTGCTGCAAGCCATTGTTACCCACCTGCCTGAAATCATCGCGGCAGGCTTCAACCTTGTGATCAATTTGGTACAGGGCATTGGGAACGCCTCGCCGGATATCATCCGCGCCGCAGGTGATGCCTGCCGCACCCTTTGGGACGCCGTCAAAAACGTGGACTGGGTGCAGCTGGGCAAAGACATTATCAACGGCTTAATCAACGGCATTGGTGCTATGGGCAGCGCGCTGAAAGATGCTGCCCGGAGCATTGCTTCCAGTGCGCTGGATACTATCAAGGACTTTTTCGGCATTGCATCCCCTTCCCGCGTGATGCGGGACGAAGTGGGCCGCTACATTCCGGCGGGCCTTGCCCTTGGCATCCGGCAGAACGCCGGGGATGTTGCACAGGCCATGGATGAGCTTTCGGATCTATCCACCGGCTCTTTACAGAGCAACGTTCGGCTTGCGTTGACAGCATCGGGCAGCGTGGCAAGCACCCCGTCTGGCCGGGAAATTGTCGATTTCACGCCCGTACTGGCCGTGCTGAACAACATCCTTGCTGAGCTGCATAACAGCAGCGGCGACATTGTCATTGGTGACGACGTGATCTATCGCAGCTTCAACCGCGCGCGGCAGTCACAATCCATCATGCTGGGGGGTGCCTACTGATGCTCAAACGCACATCTCTCTTGCAAATCGACAGCCATTCCCTACCGGTTCCCACCGGCTCCCCCACCATCAAGTTTTCGGACGTTGAGAGCAGTGACAGCGGCGCCGACGAGATGGGCGTTTACCACCGTGAGGTGCTGCGGTTCGGCGTGCTGACCTGTTCGTTGACCTACAGCTATCTTGATAACGCCGACTGTGCCTACCTGCTCGGCCTTTTGCAAAACAAGACCACATTCCAGTTTACCTGCCCTATCCCCGGCGACGCCGCAGACGTGGCACAAACAACCACCCGCACCTGCTACTGCTCCAACTACGGGGCGGCCCTGCAGCGGCTGAAAACCGGTGTTTGGCGGGACATGGATCTGGAAATCAAAGAATGCTAAAGAGGTGCCTGAATGGTTAAGAACATCCTGGTGCTGGATGACGGCACTGAGATTGCCGCCGGCACCGTTGGTCAGAACGCTATCCGTTCCCTGACCTGTACCGAAACCGTATCCAAAACCACAGACCTGTGTCCCGGCGCGGCCTGCTCCAATAAGCTGGAAATCACAATCTGGGTGGAGCCGGGAACCGATCTGCCGATCACATCCGGGACCCGGCTGACCCACTACCGGGAGACATCCGGCCAGCGCACCCTGGCGGGCACCTACTGGGCCGTTAAGCCTACCAGCCAGACCCGCAACACCTACAAAATCTACGCCTATGACGCAGTCTCCCTGCTTGATGGCGTACAGTCTACCTGGCTGCGATCCATCCAGGATCAGTTCCCGATGACATTGTGGAAATTCGCCGGGCTGGTAGCACAGCGGTGCGGCGTAACCATTGTCAACAGCTCCCTGCCCCGCAATGGAACCTATTTGGTGCAGGCCTTTTATTCCGATAATCTGACCGGGCGCCAGCTGCTTGCATGGGTGGCCGAAGCATCCTGCACATTCTTGCGGGCTACACCGGACGGAAAAATCGAATTTGCCTGGTACACAGATTACACATCGCAGAGCATCGGGCCAACCGTATACATAAGGGACGGCCTGTCGCATGACAAGTTTCAGACCGCGCCGGTCGTCAAAGTACAGATCCGGCAGAGCGATGACGACGTGGGTGTGCTGTATCCGTCCGACGAGAGTGGATCAAATGCCTTGGTTATCCAGGGCAACCTGCTGCTGACATCCGCCACTGCGGATGCACTGAAGCCGGTCGCGCAGGCGATATTTGAAACGATGCAGGGCGTGACCTACACACCGCTCAAAGTAACCGTCCCGGCGGATTTTCCCCTGCCCGCGCCTGGAAACATTGTATCTGTCACTGATGCCCGCGGAAATGTGCTGAGCTCCTATATCATGACCCGGAAAATATCCGGTCAGCAGGTCACGCTGGAATCCACCGGCAACGCCACACGGGACGGAACCGCAGCCGTAAATGAGCAGAGCTACAAGAACCTGACCGGCAAGATGCTGGAGATCAAGACCAGCGTGGACGGCCTGGAAGTAAAGGCCAGCGACCTGACCGGCAAGTACACCGACCTGAAAGCAACGGTGGACGGGCTTTCCTCTGAGGTAAAAAAAGACACCAAAATCACCGGCGGCGGCAACCTGATCCTGGGCAGTG